GGCCCGTCAGCGCACAGAAGCTGCTGGGTGAAGCCATGGCTACCGATGACGGCATGTGGCCCTACGTGGTCAAGGCATTCGAGAAGAAGAAGCTGACCGCAGAAGACGCACTCCGCAACGCCCGCTTGGCCCGCATTCTCCGCTGGCACGATTGGGACAGGACGAAGAAGGAGCCCATTTTATGGACCCCTTAGATTTTCCCGTGAGCTTTCCGCTTGGCATCATCGTGATCCACGAGCGCGTGCTGGAAGAGGACCGCGAGGTAACCAAGGAGCCTATTGGGTTCGTGCATTTCAAGGACAAGGAAGAAGAATGACACTCTATCTCGACCTTGACGGGGTCTTAGCTGACTTCGACAAGGCAGCGGGCGCCGCAATGGGCACCGACAACATCTACAAGTACGAGTTCGTTTGGGGCACGGGGAAGTTCTGGGACAAGATCAACGAGGACCCATCGTTCTTCGCCCACCTCGATCCCATGCCCGACTGCTTCCAGCTGTGGCGCGCGGTTTGCCCTCTCGATCCCGTGATCCTCACGGCGATCCCGAGCACCAACGGGGATAAGGTCGCAAAGCAGAAGAAGCAATGGGTTGAAGACTACCTTGGCTACTATCAGGTCATCACCTGCCCGACCAAGGAAAAGCCGAACTTCTGCAAGCCCGGGGATATCCTGATCGATGACCGAGCGGTGAACCGCGACGCATGGATAGCTAAGGGCGGCACCTACATCATTCACACGACAGCCGCGCGCTCCATTGGGGCGCTTCAGGCATTGGGGATTATCGACTGATGCCATCACAGAAGACACTCGACAGATTCGAGGAAGAGCGGCAGTGCGTAGAGCAACCGCGTAGCCTTGACGAGCTATATAAGCGCGCCGACGCAGCTAGGGCCATTGCTGCACAAGAGCCTCCGCTGGTCCGCGTGTTCGCCTCCGGCGCCACCCGTGACCTTGACGAGAACAAGCTGGACTTCGACGGCTTCTTTTCGCCGCTCGTGATGGAAGAGTTCGCGAAGTACATGCACGGCAAGCGCAAGATGGCCGATGGCTCCATGCGTGACAGTGACAACTGGCAGAAGGGTATTCCGCTCGACGCCTACATGAAGAGCATGTGGCGCCATTTCTTCGCGGTGTGGAAGAGCCACCGTGAGGGCACGGTTTCCCGCGAGGACCTGATGGGCCTGATGTTCAACGTGCAGGGCTTCATCCACGAGACGCTGAAGAATGGCGTGTAAAGTCCACAGGGACGCGCACGGCACTAGCTACCAAATACCAGCAGCAGAGACCATCAAGACCCCGGGGCGGCAGACGCTTCCGGGGTCTCCGCTGTTAGACGTGTGGTGGGCTAGGCGTTTCAAAAGCCGCGCCGAAGAAACCCTTATCATCAAACAAGAGAACATGACGGATCGCGCTGACGTGGTCGAGCTAACGCTTGGCCAAGTCTACGACCTGATTGCTGCTCTCAACAAGGCAGTAGAGAACACATGAACGTTTTCGAACCGTTCCCCAAGCTTGCCCGTCTTTCAAGGGGCTGCACGATTACCGAGAAGCTCGATGGAACGAATGCCCAGATCATCATCCGCAAGCACGAGGGGCTCCCGGTGCCTACCGACTTTAGCTCATGGCTGGAGCAGGAGGATGGTTGGTACGAAATCACGGCAGGGTCACGCACGCGCCTGATCCGTCCCGGCAAGGACACTGATAACTACGGCTTCGCAGAGTGGGTTTGGTCTCACGCGGCTGAGCTAGTGAAGCTGGGCGAAGGCCGACACTTTGGCGAGTGGTACGGCCGGGGCATCCAGCGCAACTATGGCTTAGCTGAGCGCCGCTTCGCTCTGTTCGACACCAGCCGTTGGCCTGAGCAGCGCCCGCGTCCCGCGTGTGTCGAGGTGGTGCCTGTGCTCCACAGCGGCGAGTTCTCAACTGACGCGGTCGAGTCCGCGATGCTGAAGCTCGCCACCTATGGCTCAGTAGCAGTACCGGGCTTTATGTTTCCCGAGGGCGTCGTGGTCTACCACAGCGCCTCTCGCACATCCTTCAAGAAAACCTTCGATGACCGGCACAAGGAGGCCGCATAACTATGACCAACGCATTCAATTCCAAACACGAGACCCCTATCGGTGGCACCGAAGTCGCTGAGCGCCTTAAGGGCATTCTGAAAGCGGCTGGCGTCAAGATGCTCATCACTGACGCTCGCGTGTCGGCCATCTTCCCTGACGGCTCCGTGGCACGCTACCAAGAACTCTACATGGACACCGAGCAGTAACCCATGACCCCTGATGTGGAAGTAGTGCTCCGCACCCTTCCTCGCAGGATCAAGGTTGGTGCTTACGATTGGCGCATCAAGGTCGATCCGGGTCCTAGCGAGGACTACGGGGAGACCAACTTCGACAAGGCCGAGATAACTATTTGGCCAGCTAACCACCAATCTCCCGAACGCATCGTCGGCACCGTTATCCACGAGCTACTTCACTGCATCTACGGCGATGCGGGGCTAGACGTGAATGACGAAGAGGAGCGTGTGGTGGTCAGCTTTGAGACCGGCCTTGTCTCGCTGTTCCGCGACAATCCCAAGCTACTCAACTGGATCAAACGAGGACTGAAGCAATCACCATGAATGACGACAAGCTGAAGCAGATGCTTAAGTTGGTTGGTGAGTATCGAGCCGAGGAGGCTGCCACCGGCTCTTGGTTAGCTACGGAGGACAAACGCAACACCGATAACCTCGACCTGTTCGAAGCGATGTTGCGCGAGGCTTACCCAGACGTGACCCTTGTGGTCGCTGGGCATCACATCATGGCCATGCGCCAAGGGAAGCCGCTTCCTATTGAGGTGGCTAGCCCGGACACGCTGATCTTCAACCACCACATAGCGCAGAAGATTTGGGGAGACCCTTATCTTTACATTCTTGCTCAGCTTGCAGCTAAACCGCCAGCGGCCCGGGACGAGCTACTGCGGCAGCTGTTCTACAACAGGAAGCCTCAATGATAGTCGCTTTGCTGCTCAACCACATTCTTGATGCTATCGGCATCTTCGCCATCATCACCACCACAATCAAAATCTCGCTTCGCTATCCGCTGAGGCGTTGGTTCTACTAGAGGAAAACACTATGGGTCTGCTCTCGAAAATCTTCTCCGACGCCAAGCGTGCTGTGAACTCGTACGTTGGCGACGATACGTTCCTGAAGGGCGTAGCTAGCGCTGCTGCCAACGTGACCGCCGCTGATGGCGTGGTCGAAGACAGCGAAGTCGATGCTGCCATCAAGGGCATGCAGTCGAACGCCATCGTCGCGGCTTCCTTCAACTCCACCCAGATCAGCGATGCCTACGGGCTCGCCCTGATCCGCGCGAAGACCCGTGCGGGCCGCATGGAGAACAAGCGCAACATCGAGGCCCTCGTGACCCGGGAGGTTACCGTGCGGCAGGACGTGTTCCTGATCGCTGCGGACGTGGCTGATGATGGCGGCATTGGTCAGCAGGAAATGGCTGTTCTGATGGACATCGGCGGCCTGCTGAACCTCGACGCCAAGAAGCTGCTGGGCTGATGGTCGTCATTAGCGCCTCAGACATTCTCGCCCTCGCCATGGTCGTCATGGGAGGGCTTTACGCGCTCTGGCTCATCTTCAAGGCCGGGCGCTAGCTAACCAACAAGGAACACCATGTTCTCCAAGATCAAAGCTTTCTTCGTTCGCGTCGAACACGACGTTGAGGCGATCATCGCGAACTTCACCGACACCATCACGAAGCTGGAGGCCGCCGCGAAAGCGAAGGCCACCGAGTTCGACACGCTGACCGAAGAAGCTGAGGCCCTCAAGGCCAAGGCGAGCGCCGCGCTTGCTGCTTCCGACAAGGCGGCTGCGGTTGCCGACAAGATCAAGGCCCTCGTTGCCTAAGAGATTTCCCCGACTGTCTGTGCACGGGCACCGGGCGCCGGTTGGACGGCGAGACGCTCTGATCCAACAGAGGTCCCTAGGCTAACGCCTGTACGGGGGACCGCAGAGGGTGTGAGCCCCTCACAATCAATTCAAAGGAACAACACTATGGACACTATGTTCTGGGCCGCACTTCTCGGTATCGTATGGATTGACTTGCTGCTCTCCGGCGACAACGCGGTAGTTATCGCGTTGGTCAGCCGCCAGCTGCCAGCTAACAAGCAGAAGTGGGGCATCATCGGGGGCACCGTGGCCGCTATCGGCCTCCGGGTGGCCATGGCGTTCTTCGCTGCGGCGCTTCTGGGCGTACCTGGGCTCAGCCTGATCGGCGGCGTCTTCCTGCTCTACGTGGCAGCTAAGCTAGTCATGGGCGAAGACGACGAAGAGGGGGCTGTGAAGCCCGCAGTGACCCTGTGGGCCGCTATTGCCACCATTGCAGCTGCGGACGCCAGCATGAGCCTCGACAACGTCATGGCCATTGCCGCGCTGTCTCACGGCTCGATGCTGCTTATGGCGCTGGGCGTGCTCCTGTCGATCCCGCTGGTTATCGCTGGGGCCGCTATCATCTCCAAGGTCATTGGTCGCTTCCCGGTCCTCGTGTGGGCCGGTGGTGCTCTGTTGGCTTGGGTGGCTGGGGGCATCATTGCCTCTGACCCGTGGGCCGTGCCTTACGTTGACCACTACATGACAGCGGCGGCCTGCGTGGTTGCCGTGCTGGCCGTTGGTTGGTTCTCCAAACTGGATAAGGCCGATGCAGCAGCCGGAGCCTAACATCATTCAAGTCTACATCACCGACTTCTACGCCACCCACGGCCACTACGTAATCAGCGGATTGGGGCACTGGCCTTCCTATAGCTATTGGCTGATCCCGGGGACATGGAGAGACGATGAAACCTGAGTTCATACGCGGCCAAAAGCCGCCCTACGAAGTGGTGCGAACCCCTCGTGGGTCCGTTGTCGTTTGTGAGGCCCATGTGGTCACCGACGAACTCAAGGAAGGCGAGGCGCAGGCTTTAGCCCGGGCCCTCAACATGGAATTTGAAACAAGGATGCTGCGGCAATGAACGAGCGCGAACGAGAACACGCACCATATCACGAGCGGCGGCTGGAGCAGCAGCAGCTGGACGCCCTCCTGCGCATTGAGGAGCAGCTATTCGCCATCGGCAAGGCGCTCACGGCCCGCACGGTAATCACGGGGCCCGCTGAGGAGCCTGAGGAAGAGCAGCCAAGCGTGAATGCGCGCGGCGAGATTAAGCCCCGGGGCAAGCGTAAGTGAAGCTGCAAACCTTTGACTGCGGCGAGCTAGTCGAGCAGCTGGCCGAAGTCATCGAGCAGTACATGGAGGATCACCCAGAGACCACGCCCGACGAAGTCGCAGCGACGGTCAGCTACGTGCATGGGTGCATCTTCCGGTTAGCTAGCGACACACCACCAAGCAAATTGCATTGAGGGATACATGAGCGTTTATACCGGAAACTTCGATTGGGATAACTGGCAGGATGTCTGCAAGGACTTCGATATGAAGGAGCCTCTGCCTGACGAGGTGATTGCGGCTGACTACGACGGCGGGGGCTATGATGGCGCCGCGTTCGTTGTGTACCGCAACGGCGACAAGTATTACACCGTGAGTGGTTCACACTGCTCCTGCTACGGCCTTGAAGACCAATGGGAGCCCGAGGAGTACACGAAGGAGCAGCTGATTGCGGCGCTTCAAAAGATGGAGCCAGGGTGGCGCAGTGAGGCCGAGAACACGGTGCTCGCGAAGCTGTTGCAGCCCGCGTGAGCCGCTGGCTATACCAATGGCATAACGGCTGTTGGGCCCACCACCTTATCCAGAACGCGCTCATTGAGAAGGCGTGGGGCAAGGATTGGCGCAAGAGACTAAATGTGAGGCTAGGCTAGTAGCTGAGGCTGTCCAAAGGCCGGAAGGCCAACTCCGCGTAGCAAACGGTGCCGCACGAAAGTCCACCCGTGGACGAAAAAACCCCCTAGGAATCCATAATGGACCCTAGGGGGAATTTTTTAGCCAGCCTTAGCTGCCATAGCGGCGGCAACAGCAGCCATAGTGTCTGCTACGCCAGTTACTCCCACAGCCACCGGAGAAACCGGGACATCCGCGACTGCGGGCTCAATAGGAGAGACAGGGGCCGGAGCGACAGCGAGAGCCGAAGGCGCAAGGGCCGCAGCTACCGCAGTGAGACCAGCGGCCTCAGCGGGCGTAGTGGCAGCGGCGACAAGCTGCGCCGTGAGGGCGTCAACGTCGGCCTGCGCCTGCACGAGTTCGGCTTTCGCGGCATCGCGCTCAGCTGCGACGGAGGCAACCGAGGAGGCGAGGGTGGCTACCTTGGTAACCGCGTCAGTGAGTTTAGAGAGGTCGAGAGGCAATAGAGGGTTTCCTTTTGGGCGCCCTATGGTAGAAGTTGGGCGCAAATTGGAGTGAGCAGTTGATTACTTTGCTTTTGATGTTTGCCGCGCTTGGGCTGGTAGTTGTGATGAACGTGGCCGCCCGCCGTATCCGAAGGAACGGCAGCTGGCACATGCACCACGCAGGCCAAATGAAGCGCTGGAGTGGATGGCGCTGGGATACGCGCCCCATGGACGCCCAAGAGCAGGCAGACTACCGCGAGCTTCGCTGAGGGGCTAAACGCACCTAGAGAAGAACGACACTACGTCGGACGGAATAAAGTTCGACGGGTCTCCGTGGTCACCAGTGGACGTGATGATGCCACTCTCTGGCGCGTAAGGCGCGATGAGGGGCTGGAAGATGTCCGTGTGCTGGGCGCGCGGAACCACCGTATCTGCGTATGAATGCGTGAAGCGTACCGGCATGGTGAAGCGTTGAAGCTGAGCGCTGGTGAACAACACGGGATCGTGCCCCGCAGTCTGCGTCGCGTAGGTACCGGTACCCGGGATGCCATACGCTGTTTGAATGGCGGTGGTGTACGATGCGTTGCCGTACATGTTCGCCAAGTTGCTCACGGGGTAGATGCAGTAGAGCCCCTTGATGTTCGGGATCAAATTGTCAGCAACAATCTTGAAGCCGCTCGATCCGCCCATGCTCTGCGCGATCATCAGGACTCTGTTGATCGTGAAGCGTGATGTAACTTGGTTGTAGAGGTTCACATAATGGGTATTGGAGGCGTCGTTGCCCCACAGATTACCTCCAGCTAGCGAAGCGCAGAGGATATGGCCCGCGTTAAGGAGCGCATCTCTGATGCCAGCCTTGAGGCTGTCGGTCTCCCACACGTTGGCGACTTCGCCGGAGCCGTGACAGTATAACACCATGGTCCCTGAGAGGTCCCGCTTTGTCGGGATCAGAATGTCCATGTTGGTGCCCGAGACGGGCTGTTGCCAGCTAGTGTATAGCTGGCCGGACTCATAGATGCCGCGTGTAGTGGTGAACGGGTACGTTGCCGACCGCCATACTTTACGCTCACCGGCAGTCCACTTGGCCTTCGAGAACGTAACGTCGTCGAGGTAGCCAAAGATATTCGAGTTACCGTTGCCATAGGCGCCGATGCCGAGGGCCGCAGTGCCAGCTACGGGCGTCTTGGTCTTGGTAGCTGAGTTGCCGATGCCATTGACTTCGATATTGATTGTGTTCGCGGTCGTATCAACCCAACAGATAACGTCGTACCATTGGTTAGCCGTAGGGGCGCCAAAGGTAGTAGCCGCCAACACCTGCGCGGAGCCTGCCTGCCACAGATTGAACTCAAACAGCCCAGAGGCATTGATTACGACGCCCCATTCAATGGTGGATGTGGAGGTAGAGATACCCTTGGCTGCGATGGTCTTAGGGCCCGTGGTCGTGGTCGGGTAGACCCGAAGGGCCACGGTGAAGTCGATGTTTCCGGTTTGAACTGCGGCGGTGCTGACTGTTCCGAAGTAGTTGCCGGTGGAGATTACAGCGGCGCTACCGTTAATGCCGGTAGTCTGCCCAACGGTTCCTACTTGGGTCAGCGTGAAGCCGCCGACGCTATCAGCGCGGTTTCCGCTCGCCTCGTCCATCGTCCAGAAGCTGGAAATCTTCGCAGCTAGAGAAGCGATATTGGGGTCCACGCTGGCGCCGAGGCCATAGGAAACTCTACGCTTGTTGCGCCCAATTGCCGGTGCGCCCGGAACAAAGATGTTCGTCGGCGCCATTAGAAATTCTCGACGGCCGCGACCACCTGAGTACCCGAGGCAACGATGCCATACACAGCGTCTGTGGTCTCAAGGGCAACGCTTGCGCCGACGACGCCGGGGAGCAGAAGGCCGTTGTTAACGGTCACGCTGGAGTTGCCAAGGTAGACCGCAGTGGTGCCGGTGTTCTCAATAACAACAGTGTCACGGCCAGAGCGCTGAGCGACGATAAGGGTAGGAGTGGCGCCAACGGTCGCCTGCGAGGTGGCGAAGTTGGAATTGAGGTTCTTGCTCACTTAGGGTCTCTCTTGAACCATTTGAAATAGATTTGCGTCCCCACCCAAACGATTGACACGAATAGGAATAGGCTTTGTAGGAACGGATTAATGAGCGGCAGCGCTAGGAAATACTGAGCGAGGCCGACGCCTGCCGTGGCGTTGGTTGCGTGGTCTACCATTAGATTGTCTTTGCGCTGTTGGCGGCGCGGTATTCGCGCTGATACTCTACACTCGTTTTGCCCATGCGTTCGCCACAGTGGCGACCACAGTAGAAGCGCCAGTCAGAGTAAATACAGATTTGACTATGAGGTCAGCGTAGGCCAACTCTTCGGCAGGGACCTTAAGGACGGTCCAGCCTAGGGCGGGGAACGTAGACACAAAGAAGATAGCTGTGTGATAGCCCAAGACGGGGATGACCCCGAGACCCCACGCTACCCAAAAGACTTTATGAGAATGCATCGAGAGGGCTAGGTCCCTCTGCGCGTTCTGCCTCGCTACTTCAGCTTGGATAACCGCCACATCGATGGTAGCCGCGTTAGCGTTCTGAGCTACAGCGGCGTCCTGCCTTTTCTGTAGGTACGCGAGGAGGCCACTCAGTAAGCCCGGTAGACCTGTGAGTAGACTGAAGAGCCACGTCATTCCGTGGTCTCCTTCCGAGCCTGATAGGCAGACAGGAGGACCGCGAGGGTACGGAAGACCACCTTAGCTAGACCAACCGTAGCTACGATGGCCGGAGCGTACTTGCCGAGGTAGGGGACCGACGACAAGTCAATGGCCCCAAGTTGGTCGCAAGCCTCAGCAAGTCCGCTGAAGACAATAAGCAGGGCGCCCGCCTGAAGGAGCTTAGAACTCTTCAGGGCGTCCAAGATTACATGGAGGTGCATTGTTATCGCTTGAACAGCCGCAGGATGGCGTTGAGGATCGTGAGGAGCGTGTTGAGCAGCGAGGGCTTAGCCGGGGCAGCCGGAGGCGCCGGGGGCGCTGAGGGGCCCTGTGCGGGCGGCGTGCCCATTACGAAATACTTGGACACGTCTAGCTGATAGCCTTTGCTGTAAACCGGGTGATGCGTGGCGCTCACGGGGAAGACGAGGACCTTACCGCTGGACGAATAGACGCCTTCCTTGAACAGCAGCTTCTCTTTGTTGCGGCGCTCAGTGATTTCAGGCGGCTGGTGGTAAAGGTCGAACGCTTCGCCAATCTGGGCGATGGTGCGGCCATGACAGAGCTTAGCTAGGTTGCCCGGACCAACGTTGTAGCAGAAGGACACGAGCGCATCGAACTGTGCTTGAGTGAGCCGCGTTCCCGCAACCATAAAGGCCACTTCGAGCTTCCGCACCGGGGCCACGTAGGACTCAATGCGGTATTTGAACATGGTGATGGCTTTATCGATGGTGATGGTCCCCATGGTCTGTGGGTCCAACCCATCGGCCTTAGTGATGCCGACACCGATTGTCCAAACACCAACGGAGTCAAGGTAGGGGGAAAGGCAAACGCCTTCGTGGCTCATGATTTCAATGAGCCCTTTGGTTGAGATGTTCATTACTTACAATTCGAATGCGTTGAAGTCTAAGCTGTTTAGGCTGACTGTGTTGCCAGACCCGGTAGCTAGCGTCAGGTCGAACCAATAGGCGGTGCCCGGGGTCAATCCGGTGACAATGGCTGAGATGGCGATACCTTCAGAGAAGCTTGCGCCCGCGACCGTCATAGTCTTGGTTTGGCCAACAGCGGTGCCTGACGCCGCAGTACCATTAGCCGGAGCGGTGCCTGTCCCGTATCGGATGCCATAAGTCCCAGAGGCGACTGCGGGACAAGTCAGCACGCCTGTAAACTCTAGTCGCACGCGGCTACTGTAGGCTGGTGTGATTACACTCGATGCCCCAAGGCCCATCATGACGGTGGTGGCACTTGACGTACCAGCGGGGGAGCCTAGGGACGTTTGGGCCACAGCCCCGCTTAGTATCTTCGCCTGCACATGAGCCGTTGTGGCAATCTTCGTGCTATTGTCGGTAGTGGCCGGAGTCGTGGACGTAGGTGTACCAGTGAGAGCCGGTGACGCCAGCGGAGCCCTTGAGGCATCCGTAGGATGAACGTGGTCTTCACGGGCGTACTTCGTCGCAACACCAACAGCCGCAGTGCCGTCCACGAGAGGCGTAGCCGTGGCAGCCGCAGGGACAACGGGAAGCGCTGCTTGCACAAAGGCCGTGGTGGCTAGCTGTGTCGTGTTGGTGCCCGCAGTAGCCGTAGGGGCCGTAGGAGAGCCAGTGAGAGCTGGGGAAGCCAGAGGCGCCTTGAGGGCCAGCGCCGACGTGGTGGCTGCGGCATCGGCCCGCGAGGTGTCCGTAGGGTGTACGTGGTCCTCATGGGCCCATTTGGTGCTCGTGCCCACAGCCGCTGTGCCGTTAATTAGAGGCGTAGCAGTGCCTGCGGCAGCTTGCACAGGAGCGGCGGCGCCTGCTGCACTCGTGGCGGCATTAGTCGCACTTGTGGCAGCGTTCGCTGCGTCAATGTCCGCTTGGGCCACGAGGGCCTGAATCTGGGACAGAACATCGGCAGCTACAGCTACCGGAATATAGTTGCCGCCGTTGGGATAGAACGAGCTTGGGGCCTGAGCGTTGCCGCTAGCGGGATTGGTGTTGCCGTCGTTCTGCGTGGGGTAGTCGGTGGCGAAGTTGGGCGTGTCGCCGTAGAAAGAGCTATCGGCCATTACCAGCCCATGCCGTCAGACTGAGACCAGTCATTGTTGAACAGGAGCGCGGGGCGCACGGCTGCGTCTGCGGTTAGCTCGTCGCTGTCCGCCATGGCCTGAAGGTTCTGGGTGATCTGGCTATAGCGCTGCTCGAATACCTGGCTGCGGTCGTCGTTGTAGAAGTCAGCCGCTGCGGAGAGTGCGCCATAGACCACAGCATCCCAAGCAACGCGGGAGATGGTGTTGGTGTCCGTGAGGTTCACTAGCGGCGCAAATTCGGCGTAGTAGACAATCTCGACAACAGAGCCCACTTTGGGCTGCGGCCCGAGCACCCAGTAGCCGCCGCGCCTTGCGAAGACTTTGGGAATGTCGGGCAACTCTGCTCGTGACATAGCTTCCTTTAGCTGTACGCGCTGGAGCGGGTAGTCGATGTAGCCGGTGTTGTCGCTGTCTACGTTGATGTCGATTAGCTCAAGAAGGTCCGAAGGGATCACGAGGCCCAAGGTGGGGTCGAACGTGTCGGGGATCGTATAGCGGACAATCTTCTCCATGAAGGGAACGCGAAGCTCGCGCTGCAACCTCATGATCGACTGAGAGATAAAGGTGGTCGCAAGCGCCGGGTTGCCGTTCAAGTCGCTGCGGTTCATTAGCGCGAGAAATTGCGCGGTTAGCTGGCTGAGGTTCACAGCGCTTGCGTCCTAATCAAATACGTTTCTTGGTGGCGATGAACTGGTCAAGCTCGCGTCGCTTCAGCATCGCCATCGTTTCTCGGATGGGCGCCGTCATGACATCGAAGCCATAGTTCGTGAGAAGGTCTTCCACGACAGCGATGGGGATAGACGCGGCCAGATAGAAGTCATTGGCGCGCGTGTTGGTGCTGGCTAACCGTCTGTCAGCCAAGTCAGCCAAAAAGCTGTCTGGAATTTCTTGGGTCGTGTTGACGTAGAGGCTCTTGCCGTCTGCGTCCTGCTCGAAGCTAACCAGCGAATTGATTAGCTGGGGCTCTTCGTAAAAGGTGTCACTGGACATAAAAAAAGTGAGGGGGCCCGCCGTCGCGGGGCACCCCTCGTATCCTCTAGAGTAAGGAAAAGGTCGGCTTAGAAGCCGGTGGTGGCGTTGTCGATCACCATCGCGCTAGCCGCGTAGTTCTTGTGCTTGAGACTAAACTCGCCAACGATCATCTGCTTCTCAGCATCGCCGGTCTTCGCCAGCGTCTGCCGGGTCCACGGGCGCAGGGTGGCCTGCGTCCACATCGACGGTTCGAAGATCAGCGTATTCTTCGCCTTGAGGAAGCGGTTGATTTCCACCTTCTGCTCACCGAACGGCGAAACGTACAGGTTCACCGCGTTGACGATGTTGTTCGACTTCGGGTCGGTGAACGTCCGGTAACGACCGGCCGCCGACGCGAACGCGGCAACGACAATCGAGTTCGACGGAGTAACGTGGATGCGGTCCGGGTCCGCGCCAGCGGTGAAGGCGTTCTGGAGGCCGATCAGCAAGCCCGCTTCGCTGAGGTTGGTGGCGGCGCCCATGTAGTTGATGCTGCCCGCAGCGACCTGCTGCTGCACGCCAGCCATGTTGCGCGCGGTCGAGGACGAACCGGCATTCAGAACCTGAGCGGTGCCGACGAAGGCATTCTCAAGGTCGCGCTTGAGGGCCGCCGAAGTCTTGCTCATCTGATACGCAAGCTCCTTCGCGCGGCCATAGGCCAGAGACGCCTGCGCGGTCTCGGAGACCTTCACGGCTTCCACGAAGATTTGCGTCTGGTTGTTGCGCATGACCGTGGGGGTCACGGTGATGTCGGACGGGTCAGCACCTTCAACAGCCGCAGCGCCAGTGCCGTTCACAGAGCGCAGCGAGTCTTCCTGCCACTGGAACAGCGGCTGATGGATTTTCTCGCTGCCGATGCTCGACAGGAACGGGGTCTTGCGGGGAGAGATGTTGGTGATGATGTCGGAGATGTTCTCTTTGAGGCCGACTTCCTGAAAGGTCTGATAGGTAGCCATAGTAAGTAAGTGTCTTTCTGAAACTAAATAGGTAGTGCGAGATTAGTTGTTGTCGCCGCCGAACAACGACATGAAGGCGTCTTGGGCTGCATCCATGGAGCCCCCGGACTTCTTGAGCTTAGCTACAGCCTGTGCTCGGCCGACAGTGCGGGAGGTGTCTTGGCTGGGCTGTGCGGAGATGGTCGAGGACTTCACAATCTTCTTAGGAGCCTTGTTGACCTTCTGCGTCACGACCTTCTGCTGTCCCTTGTGGAACTGCATGGCCATGTGGATCAGTTTGAACGCGGCCGGATCAGCGAGGCTGTTGACCATGTCCTTGTTAGCTCCGACGCTGACAGCGAACTCGCGCATGTCGTTGTAGAGCTTCTGATCCCAACCCTTGATGTAGGTTGGCGACGTTTCGTCAGTGAGCGCTTTGATGCACGCCTTAGCTGCTTCGGCCTGTGTGGCCTGCTGCTGTGACTGCACCTCTTGCATGAAGCCGTCCAGCTGGCTCGTAAGGAACGTCTCGTTCTCAAACGCAGCCCGTGCGGCTTCTTGCAGGGCGCCAACGTCCTCAGCGGATACGGTGGGGTCCTTCATCAAGGCTGCCCAATTCACGTTCCGGTAGGGGTTAGCTGCTTCCTGCGCACGCTTCACCATAACGTCGAGTGCAGCGAGGCTCTTGGCCTGCGCCTGCTCAGCGACTTTGGTGCGCTCAGCGACTTCTTGGGATTTCTTCGTCAGGCTGGCCTCTTGGCCAAACAAACGCTTGAGGTCCTTTACGGCAACCTCGTGCTCTTCCTCACCTACTTTGACCTTGACGTATGTTCCCTCATCGTCGGCGTACTTCTTCTTGTCCGCCTTGGTCTCTTCGGTTTCGCCTTCGGTCTCTTCAGTGTCCTCGGATGACGTTTCCGCGTCCTCGGTTTCACCGTCGTTCTCGTTAGCGTCGGTATCAGCTTCCGTGTCCTCCACGGCTTCCGCCGTTTCGGTCTCGCCCTCTTTGTGCTCCTCTTCGGATGGCTTCTCAGCGTCCAAGAGCTTCAGAAAGGCATTAGTGCCATTGTCGTCAAAATCTTCAGTAACGTCCATAAGGATAGTTAGCTCTGTCAGTCAGTGGGTTGGTTTTCGAGCGCTTGCTGTTTAGCTAGCGTCTCTGCGGCCTCAGCAAATTTGCTCATGAGGCTCGTGAACTCGGTAAAGCCCGAGTAGGCAGCGTGGAGGCCCTCACGTTTCTTGGTCTCGTGGGGCAGGGTGGCGAGCATGTCGGTAGCCATCTGCTGACCGAATAGCTGCATAAGCGCTTGGAAGCGCTCGTCCCCGAGGAGTCCTTTGCAGAACTCCCCGAGGGTCATGATTGTATCGTCGTTCAAGTGTTAGCCTTGCTTGCTTCCGAGGTAGCCAAGCATCCGCTGGATCAGGCCGCCTTGGTCTTGCTGCTGCGCTCTAGCTGCTCCCTGTGGGTCAATGAGCTGCCCTGTAACAGGGTCGCGCATCATCGCCGCGTTGCGCTGGAAGAAGCCCATAGGCTGTTGCAGTGGAGCGCCGCCGACCGAAGTTGGGCCCTGTGCTCCAGCAATGGAGCCGTTAGGGTTCACAGCGGGAGCGGGAGGTTGCTGGGGCTGCGGCGGCCGAGGCGCGGGGGCACCCTGCGGAAAACCGCCGCTTCCAAGAGCTAAGTTAGCTCCTGTTAGCCAGCCAGGTAATCCGCCGCCACTGGAAGGCGCTTGGAATTGCCCGAACCTGTCGGCCACCTGTTGGTTAGGTGTCATCGGGGACGGGGGCTGCATACCGCCGAAGCGGTTAGCCACCTGATCGTTAGGTGTGGGGCCCTGCGGGATAGGCGGGAGCGGGGCGCTGGTGATAGTACCCGCTGGTATCGCTGGGTGCTCTGCGCGGGCTGCCTTGTACGCTGAGGTGAGACCCTGCATGTCGGACAGGCTATTGGAGCCACGCCCGTCGCCAGCTGCGATGACAGCGCCCATGGGCCCGAGCGCAGCTTCGCCGCCTGCGGCCATAGTGCCAGCGAGGCCACGACCGCCGAGCAGGCCGAGCACTCGGCCCATAACGCCCCGCTCAGCCCCGTGAGCTAGCTCGCCTTCAATCAGCGGTCCCATGCGGGTAGCTGGTTTGCCGAAGGTCTCACGCGGCGGGGGCTGTACCTCGCCGTTGTGAATGTAACCGAGCCGTGGCTGAGACGGGCCGCCAAGCTCCGGGGGTACTTCAGAGAACTGTCCGTATGTGCGTTGGAGGCCGCGCCCGCTAGTGGCCGGGAGGCCCTGTGAGCCCCCCGAGGGCACCAAACCGGTGCCCCCGTTCTGCATCATATGTAGTATGTATGGAATGAGAGCCGTCAATGTTGGGCTGCCTTCGTCTTCTGCGCTTGGATGGCTGCCGTGCGGTCCTCTTCAGCGTTGTGGTGCTGGAGGGCAATCTGTGCGGCCTGAAGCTTCAGTTCGTCTTCGTCATGGATGATGCGGTGTGCCGTGTCGGCGTCCTGCCTGTTGTTGGTGCGGTCGTGGTCGAGCACCTTCATCGTCAGGTCGTGACGCTTAAGGTCGTTCTTCTGCTGACCTTCAACAGCAAGCCGCTGTTCCTTGATCTGATGGCTCTGTGCAGTAATGACAGCTGCTTGCGCAACGGTCTGCTTGGCCTTAACTTCCTCAACCTTGATCGGATCGGGCTGTGGTTGCGGAGGCGGTGCATTCGGATCGAGATACGCGGGCCAGCGCGTGAAGCTCTTCAGCTTCGCGATGTCAGACAGCATCTGATAACGCTGCTGCGGGCCGAACATGTTGCCTAGCGCCGGGTCCTTAGCCAGCATCTGGTAACCCTGCCCAAGCTCAGCTGCCGCCATGTCCTTCTCGCCGTAGCCGAGGTGTTGGCTAACAGTGCAAGTCTTGCGGTCGGTCCACTGATGGACGTTGCACTTGAGCGGAGCACCGGCAACCTCAATGAACTCAGGCTGCTTGACGTGTAGGATGGCCAACCGGATGACTTCGATCATCAGGGGCACAAGGAAGTTGTTGGCGAAGTTGCGGGCCATAATCTTAGCTCGCTGGCCACTCGCCTTCATCATGTTGTCCACCAGACCCTGAGAGTTCTGGGTGCTGATGGCGTCCTTGTTGAGACCTTGAGACAGCGCAGAGATGCCCGTGGACTTCTCGTTGGAAGTGTCGAGCAGCTGGAGCGTCTGATAGATGTACGGGTTGAGGTTCGCCTGCGGGAGAGCCGCAACACTGTCCGGGCGCCTAACGTTCACGATGCCGCCGAGGCGGTTATCAAGAAGCTCGCGCGGGTTCATCAGGCCACCATTGACCACAGCGTAACGCGGGTTCGTGGTGATGGCAGTGTGATCCAACACGCCGCGCATAAGCACGGTCTTTGCGTTCTGCACGGGCACTACGCGGGCAGCGAAGTTGTCACCGTAGAATACGCCGGGAACGGGCAGGGGCACGTAAGCGATGAAGGGGGCCTTATCGACCTCCTGCGGCTCATCGAGCAGCTTGTTGCCCGCGTGGCAGACCTTGTAGAGACGGACGCCCTTGTCTTTGTAAATCTTCATACGAACGTAGGATTCGTAGTAGACGAGATACTCCATCTCAGACTGAATAGGGCTGTCGTAGGTCTCTGCCGCCTTAGTGGGGCCGGTCCTAGCTAAGACTTCCGGGGAGAACAGAAGCTCCTTGGCGTCGTCCGTCGGGAGCGACATAACAAGCTTCTTGTCGTAGCCCATGTCGATCAGGTCCGCTCGCGTCTTCGGCGTGCGGTGGCCGCAATAGCTGGCGTTGTGGATACAGCGGGCCAGAGGTTCGATTAGGAACTCTTCCGGCATCAGCACGTCAATATCGACCTTGCTGCAATCCGTCTTGCGGATCAGCGTTCCGCTGTAGAGCCCCGTCATGGGGTCCTGCGTGCCGTCGAACTCGTCAACATCATCCTGCGCGGCGATGCCGTGGGCAGTCATTTCGTCAACGGGGCCGAACTTCTCTTCGCTGTACTCGTACTTCTCTTCCCAATAGACCTTAGCTACACCCGCGCGGGCCGTGAGGCCGTTGTAGATGGTGTCAGAGAAAATCTGGTAGCCGTTGTTCTTGCGGAAAATGGCGTAAGAGGCGTACTCGGTAGCAACCAAGCAGTCCGCGACGCTCATTTGATTGTCGGGATCGAACTTGGCGATGTGGTCGCCGGTAGCGAACACCTCAAGCAGCTGCGCCTGCTGCATCTTCACGCTGTCGTAAACGTCTTGCGAAGTGAAGCTGGAGGAGCCTTCAGAGTTGCGCTTGGGCCATTCGCCGTTGAGATACTTAGCTACGCGCTCGCGCTCGATGCTCAGTTTCTCTTGTGCCCAGCCCACGGCGTCTTGTGATTTGCTTAGGACGCGGGCTAAAATCTCGTCGTCCGTCAGTTGGCCTTTAGCCATACGTCCTCAAAACTAACTAAATAGCGTTCGTGTAAAAATCGTCGGTGACGTTGATGGCTTCCCATTTGCCATCGCTGGCATAGGCTGCGAGCGCTAGGCTCATCACGCAGTCATCGTGCGCGCCGCCTTCGGCTTCCATCTTGCCGCTCTCGGTGACCACAAAGGTCAGCATCTCTTCGAGCGTTTGCGTGTCGTTGATCTCGATTTCCTTGTTGCGGTCGAATGCGCGCAACTTGTCGATCATCAGCGGCTTGGTCTTCTCGCTCGTGAACACGCCGATATTCAGCGTCTCCTTGTCGGGCTCAATCGAGCCCTCGGTAACGTCGAGATAGATGTTGGGGTACTGCTGGTCCCTTAGCTCAACGCACGTCACTAGGCCGTGGTTGTTGCGCTCCGGTACGAGCAATGCTTCGTTGTAATGGTACCCAAGGGCGACCAATATGTCAGCGAACACGTCAGGATGAACAGTGCCGCGCCACACCGCGACTTGTCGCAGCTGGCTATCGAGAACCTGTGCGACGCTGGGGTCACTGGGGCGCCCTTTGACGCCTGCTCGTAGTCCCATGCCCACGTCGGCGCCGATGGTATAAGTTTCTTTGTCGTCGCGCTCGCGGTAGACCTTAAGCTCACCACGGGGATGTTCCCGCAGCTTGCGTAGCGGTAATCGCTTTCCGGTGTCGTGGTCGTAGACCTCCTCAACAGCCATCTGCCTGATGGGCGTCTTGGGGGTCTTCAGCCGCTCAACGATGTAATCGGGGTTGAAGATAGGGCGGCCGGTCGAGATGAACGCCTCTTCGGGCGTCAGCGGATATTCCTGCTTGAACATGTCCGCGCCGTTGAGTGCAATCTTGCGTCGGCGCCACCACAGCTGCTCGTTATCAACGTCGATATCGTAGAGCCGCTTAGCTAGTTCAACGACGGCGTCCTCTTCAGGCACCCGCACGAAGTTAGCTGGCACAGTTGAGTCGCGGTAATCATCGCTCTCTACCCATGAGCTGAAGAACAGCTCGTAGCCGCTCTCACCACTCTTGGCGACTTTGTACTGCTCGTAGAACACGCCGGTCATGCCGTTAGCTGTGCTCTCAAGGAACGCAGCTGTACCTGGCTTGTCGGGCACGGCCTGAATGAGACCGTTGAAGTTGTTCTGTGCGAACGTGTCGGGCCAGAAGGCAACCTCGGACAGATGCACAACGTTGAGCATTTCGCCGCGAGCAACGCCCTTGCCGCCCGCCGTAGCAACGCGAAGGGCGCTGTCTAGGCCGGAGAACACCAACTCGGTCTTTGAAGAATACTTCGTGGTGGGCTGGACAATCGAAGGGACGTTGGAATGAATGCGGTGGTACATGTCGAAGAGCGTCGTGGTGCTCTCGGCAACATGGGCCATAACGAGACCCTTCTGGGCCTTGCGCTGGCTAACCCACCAATACTGCCACGCGGAGATAACGGTGCTCAGTCCCTGCTGGCGTGCCTTGACGACAACGAAGCGCACCTTGCCTGTGCTCTGCTGCTGGTCGATAATCCTCTCAGCAAAGCGCTTCTGCACTCGATTGAGGATCAGCGGGGCAATGGTGCCGTCTTTGGTTCTGATCTTGACGCAGGTACGGCAGTAGAAAGCAAAGTCGTCTCGGAGGCGCTTGCGCGTCTCAATCTGCTTAGGCGTCATCGTCATTGGGGGCTCGTACTTCCGCGATTAGGTCGAGGAAGTCTTCAGCCTTCTCAACGCGCAGCTTCGTGCTGCTTTCTGGTTTGGGCTTCGTGTAAGCCAGTACAGCGTTAGCTGCTTTGATCTTCTCAGGGATTGCAGTGGGGCCGATAGCTAGGAGGAACAGTTCTCTGAGGGCCAGCACGGCCTTCTCTTCGTCGCTATCCGGTACAACCATTTCGGTGTGTGGGATAACTCCCGGCCTATCAACGACTGTCACGTCCATATCGGATGGTGCTTGGTCGGTTCGTTTCATGTAATCCAAATATTTATCAGCAAGCTTGTGAGCAGCGCGCCATTGCTTGATAGCCTTGGCCTTTGCGGCCTTGCGCTCTGCCGGTGTCTTCTTGCCTTTTTTGTTCTGCGGGACGCCCCAAGACTTAATGGCCCAAGGATCATCCTTGCGCATCTGCTTGGTCTTGGCGTCCCGCTCTTTCATTCGAGCGCGGTGCTCTGGGGTAGCCCACTGCTCTTTAGTGAATGTGGTTTTAGGTGCCATCACGGTTAGGGCCTACATAGAGGCGGTTCATCAGCATGGCCGCAGCGGGGATACCGTTGCGACCGACTGCGGAAGACATGGCTTGCCGGTTAGCCTGTAGGATACGGGCATTGCGCGCCGCAATCGAAGCGTTGACAGGTGCGTTCTGAAGCAGGGCCTCTTGTACGCGCCGAGCCGTTCCCAGTGTGCGGGCGTTCGACGCCATACGCAGGGCAGGGCCAACAGTGGCGCCGAGGACATAGCCTGCCGGGCCCGCCGCCTGCCCGAAGAGGGCCGCAGCTGCGTGGTTGGCTATACCGCCCCCGCCGCCAGTATAATTGCTGGCACGCCGGATAAGGTTGGTTGCAAAGTCGCCCTGATTGAGCGTGCGCATAAGGTCGATGGTATTCGCATCAGCGCCCATCTGGCGGGCTTTGAGGCCGCCGTTCTTCAGGAGCTTCTCAGTCTCCTGCCGCATCAGGTTGCCGAAGTTGGCGCCCGAGCCTTGTCCGCCAGCCCTTAGCTGTGCGTTCTCGATGATGTTTCCGAACTGATCTGCGCCGCTATAGGCACGCCAGTTGCGGCCCGCCTGATTCAGTGAATCTACAGCGTCGATAGGGTTGCCGCGAACAACGTCATGAGAAGGGATGTTCTCTAGGTACTGATTGAGAACCCGCTGGGCCCGTCCGGCCGCAGCCGCCTCTTCCGTTGGCCGGAAGTTTGGGCCAACTTGTCTCGCGGTCTCTCTGAGGTCTTTGCGGAAGTTATGCAAATCCTCAATGCTCACAGGAGCCGGGGGGCCGTTCGGGTGCGTAGCGGAAGCCGCGAGACGCTCAATGTCCGCCGTGGTCTCCGGTGCTCTCGCTGGGGAGAATCTACTACGCGCACCATTCAGCGCGGCCTGCATATCGCCTGCGATGTTCGCGGTGGCCTGCGGGGAGATAGCTGTGTCGCGGATCAGCGGGTCTGCATAGCCAGCGTTGCTGAGGTCTTTTACCTGCTGCGCGTTGAGCATGGGCTGCGCGGCCTGCCTGCCTATGCGAGCAAGAGCCATCGGGGCGGCGATAGAGGCCCCCAGGTTAGCTACGGCTCCCGCCGTCTTGCTGCCGGTAAGGTCTTCGACGCCTTGGCCAGCTAAAGCGCCAGCAATCGTACCTGTGGCTCCCATGCCTGTCACGAGCCCGGGGCCCGCGTTCTTGGCGAGGGCCTGCGAGTATCGGCCTGCCGCGCTCTGCGGCTCATAGTTGGGGTCAACCATGGGGTCCGAGGCGCTGTCTAGAATAGCCTGTCGGCCCGGCAGATGGTCGTAGACCGTCTTGGCGCCGGGGATGGACTTAACAGCGTCAATGACGCGCTGGGGGGCTACAGAGTGCGCGAGGGACGCAAGGTCGCCGGGGAGCCCGAGGGCCGTAGCGGTACCTTGTTCAAGTCCCGAGCCGACGCTTTTAGCTACGTCGGAGCCGAGGCTTTCTTGGGGGGCTGCGGGGGCTGTAGGGCCCCCGAGCCTGAGTTGTAGCATGTGGAACGCCTGCTCTCGCGTTGCGCCTTCCGGGCCTTCGATAGAGTGGGTCGTTCCGTCAGGTGCAGTAAAATCGAAAGTAGGCATTCGTAGTCCTAGTTATTTCCAACCGGCCTTCTGTGCATCTTCCCAACTAGAGGGGATGGTAGGGGCCTGCTTTGGGGCGTCCTTAATGGCCGGCCCATTACGCAGCGTTTCAAGCTTGCTCTTAGCTAGCGCCAACGCCTCTTCTTGCTTCTTGAAGCGCGGGTTCTGCGCGACGAAAGCCTCGCCCATGGTGTCTTTCACACGGTCGAGCGTAGCTTGGCGCTTGTTGATCGCGTCCATCAGTTCGGCCTCTAGGGCCGCTGCTTGAGTGGACGGGGCCGCGTTGGGCTGATTGATAAGGCCGACGCGCCGCTGCCTCTCCTCTTGGCCACCGGGGGCGCCGGATAGCTGCTTAGTGACTTCGCCTGAGAAGTTCATGGAGTGCGTAGCGATTGACTTAAGAAGTTGGTCGCGTTCGCTGCCTGCGGCAGAGGTGAGGTTCTTACCGGCGTTCAACAACGTCGCGCCGTAGCCGCCGCTATTGTGAAGCTTGATGTAGTCATCAGCCAGGTCAGTTACGTGGCTAATCATGGCCCCGCTGCTGTCCAGCTGCCCGCCTGCGCTGCCGGGGGTGGACTGAGCTAAGCCAACAACCATTTTCTGCCTAGCGGCGTACTTTGCGGTGTCGAACGAGGGGTCTACGGCTCGCGCCGCCTCATACCGCGCGCGCAATACCGGGTTACGCAGGCTCAACGAGGTAATCGGTTGGCCGCGACCTTCTAGCATAGCTGTAACTTCACGCTGGTCGTCTGGCGCCATGCTGTCGAAGCGCTCTTGGCCTGACAGGTTAGGGTCGCCACCGGGCTGCGGGCCGGTCTGGGCAGGAGCATCACCGCCGTAGCGCGTAAACTCGCCCGTGCTGTGGTTGATCTTGCCGATAGGCGTGGGTGCGCCGTTGGCGTCCTTGCCCATCACGATACCGAAGCTGCCTTTGCCGCCGCCCGGGAGCGTCGCAAAGCTAACCTCGCCAGTGTCCTTGTTGATCTTCACCAACTGGCCATTGGGGCCCATCGTGTACTGGTAGTCGGTCTTGTTCTGCTCTTCGAGGCTCTTGCCGAGCGCGTTGAACTGCGCGGCTTGGCCGGGGTTCACGCCAGCAGAGAGCGCCGCAGCTGCACGCACCAATCGGGCGCCGATGCCGTGCATCTTTGCCTTGGTCTCGTCGCTGGCTCCGAAGAGGTCTCCGAGGCCGAAACGATTGTCTTGCTTGCCGCTGCCGCCATCGTCGCTAAAGCTGAGCTTGCCGCTGCCGGGGGCACCTGTGGGTCCGCTGGCTGCATCGCCGGAGAAACCAAGGGCACCCGTGGGCTGCTGCGGTTTGACACCGGCCGCGTTGTTGATCGCGGACACACCGTCACCGCCAGGGAAGCCCTGTGCAATCTTGAGCACATTGGCGCCGTAGTTCGGGTCAGTCGCGTAGCCTGATTTACCGAGGGCTGCCGCTTGGGCTTCGAGGCCCTGTGCGCCCATCATGCCTTTGTAGCGCGGGTTAGCTAGCATGAAGTCAGCATAGCCACCGAAGCTCGCGCCCGGATTGTCGTAGGCACGGAAGCTGTCCGCTGTTGGGTAGGCGCCATTAGGGCCATACTCAGTCGTGGCCAACGTGTTGCCACCCGCCTGCCCATGGGACTTGATGCCGAACATGTTGTTGCCGGGGGCGTGTTGTCCCCAGCCACTTTCAAGCGCGGCCTGCGCCAAGATAAGGCGCGGATCGATACCCGTCCGCTGCGAAGCTTCTTGCGCGTGGGGCAGGTAGGTAGAATAGAAATCGTCGGCCATATTGTCGCCTTTAGAGGAACGCGCCGAGGAGCCCGATGCCGCTGCTGATGTTGCTGAGGAGCCCGGGGTCGTTCTGCGTGGAGCTGGTGCCCGTGCCCTGCGTCTGCGAGTTACCGCTGGTGGAAGTCGTCGTTCCCCAATTGGTGCCGCCGATCAGATTCATGTACTGCTGCAACGCCGAGTAAGCGTTACCGACGCCGTTGCTGTAGTTGCCCTGATTGATGTTGTTCGCAGTGCCCGTGTTGTTGAGGGCGCCGGAGTAAGCATTCTGGCCAGTGTTGACCGCAGAGTTACCCTGCGACGCCGCTGCGTTAGCTGCGTTGAGGTTGAGGCCGTTGTTGTTGTTGGCCTGCGTCTGCGCGAGGTTGAGCCCGTTGCCGTATGCCTGTCCGTAGAGGCTATTGTAGGTGTTCTGCGTGTTCTCAGCCAGCGAGCGCTGCACGAGACCCTGCGCAATGCCGTTCCGCGAACTGTCGGTGTTGTTGCCGATAGCTGCGTTCTGCTGGATGCCCGGTAGCGTCACATCGCGCGCCTGCTCCATCGCCTGATGGGTGGCGGCGGCGGTCTGAGCACCGATGTTCTGGTTGTCAGCGTACTGCTTCGCAGCGTCCGAGATGGACTGCGTGTTGTTCGTGTTGCCCGCGTTGTAACCAGACAGAGCGCCGAGGCCCGAAGTGGCCGCGTTGGTGCCGCTGTTCGACAGGTTCACGCCGTTGTTGGACAGCGCGGCATTGCCGTTGAGGTTAGCGTTGGTGCCGGTAGGGGCAGTGACAGCCTGCGCATTACTGAGGGCGCCACCGGCCTGATTGAAGGCGGTAGTTAGGGCGCTCGCCTGCGGCTGCCACCCGGGGGCCGAGGTGGCCGTGCCGGAGTAGTTAGTGTTCTGGTTCTGGGTGGTCTGGGTGTCGGATTTGCTGCCCATAGTTAATCCAAATGGGCCTCATCTCCCCGTCGTTACACGGGGCCGCTGGAATGAGCGGAACGAAGCCGAAAGCTGAAACGAATTTTTCCCACTTGGCATCGTGTAGCTGCGGGGAAGCGAATATGTTGCCGGGTACGGTGGGCCGGAATTGGCGCCAATGCCGCAAGCACTCTCGAAAGATGCGCGGAGACCACCGCGCCAATCGGGCATGGAGGAGGAGCATGGTCGCCCCGTCGCAGGGTCTCCGCATCTCTTCTAGCTCACACACTGCGTACTCGTTCTCGAATACCGTGCGATAAGCTACGTGCTCAAAGTCCTCCAGCGACAAGACGCGCCTCTAACTTGCGGATCGCGGCGTTGAGCGTGGCTGTAGCGTTGGCGATAGACGCCAGCTGCTGCTGAAGGTAAAGCTGATCCCCGCCGAGCGTTGGCTGCGGCGGAGGTACATAGGTTATAAGTTTAGCTGGTGTCTTATCGACCATTACCTGCGTCCCTGCGTCTTGATGTCGAGGTCTATGCCCGTCATCGTGAACGTTCGCCAATCAGGCCAGAGGACCCGCATAGCTACCCACTTGCCCGCAACGTTGAAGTCGAGCTTCGTATTGTTCACACCGTCGTATGGCTGATAGGGTGCCCAAGTGGGCGACAGGTCGTTGGGGTTATCGGATGCGCCGATAGACACCTGAAGCATCTTGCCGCCCGTGGTGTCCACGCGCGCCTGCGGATACACAGAGCTAACTAGCTTGTAGTCGCGAAGGCTGGCATCCAATTCGTCCAGGTCGATCCCGACGCGCTCTAGGTACGGGAAGGCCGTAGCTGCGGAGTTCACGGGGTAGGGCGCAACAGAGCCCGGGCCTGCTAAGTCCACGGCGTACAGCGCGGAAGTGAGGCCATACGAGCCGCTGCCGTCACCGATTGCGATGGTGATGCGCTTGCCGCCGTCTTCCTGATCCTGATACGAACCGCCCATAGCTGCGTAGCTGCTAGCCACGGTGGCGTAGGTCAGGATGTTCGAGACAGGCCCGTTGTCCGTGTTGAAGACGGAGGGCAAATCGTCAAATGACCACGTCTGAGTAGTCATGTTGTAGACAGCCTGCCGATTGCAGCCGTTCACGCCCTTGAAGGTCGTCAGCGGATCGCCCGACACGTAGCCGAAATAGATTTCATTCAGGCGCGGGTTGTACTGAATCCAGCAGCGGTTGGCCTGCGAGACGTTCATCGAGCCGAAAATGTAGTCTCGGACAGCGTTGTCACACAGGCTCTGCTCCGAGATGCCGTCATGCACCCAAATGTCATCGATACCGAAGCAATAATTCTTGCCGTCGAGTTCGATGGAGCAGTTGGTGTTGAGGACGCCCTTCGCGTAGCTAAGCTTGGTGTAGCTGTAGACGAAAATGGAGCCGTCGGCGTGCATACGCCATGCTTCACGCTGACCGTAGATAATCAGGTCTTGGCCGAGGGAACACGCATCCATAATTGGACCATCCATCGACTGAAGAATGTTCTCGGTAGCTAGCGTCGCCGGGTTGGTGGTGTCCCAAGAGGCCGGGATGCTATCTGCAGAGACCGGCGCTGAGGTCTTGACCATCGTGGGGTACGTTGAGGCACCCTTGGTAACGTTGAGGGCCACGAGGGCGCCTGCGCACTGCGCGATGATCTTTGTGGTCCATGTGGGGCTCCAGCGATCAGGATCAGAGCCCGCTGCGCTCAAGTCTGCGAAGCGTGTTGCAGTCGGCAGGAAGTACCACGGCGGCCGATCGGCACGATTGACGTACACGACGTTGCCGATGGTGTAGCTAGTCCAGTTGGTTTCTGCCGGTGACGCAACGTAGCCCGAGGGGCTGTAGAGCGTCTCGGTACCGTTGGAGTAGTAGTAGACGTTGCCAGACAGGTAGCCGAGGAACAGGTCGTTGTTGCTCTCGCCAATGCCCGCAGTGAACGAGTATCGGGGGTCGGTCTCAGCTAGCGGTGATTTGACAGTACGGTAGACAGGGGCCGGGGTGATCTTGTTGTTGCGGAAACGAACGTTGACACCGTTCGACCACGTACCCACCGGGAGGGCGTAGGGGTCTTGGTCAGTAATGACCCCGGCAGCCCCGAGGTTTCGGAGCTTCACAATGGGCATAGGCAGTCCTTGGGGGAGTTAGGGAGCAAGCGCCGCTAAGGCGCGGCTGGGGCACCGGGCAGCGAAACGCCATCCCATTTCCACCAGACCTTAGCTGCGCTGAAGGTGTGGTAGATGGCCCGAGCGACTTCCTGCGGCAGCGTGACAACAATCATCACGCGCCTTAGCCAGCGCCATTTGTAGGTGCTGATGTGCGGAAGTTCGAAGTGTTTGAGGAAAGCAATCATTACAGAGCGCGAATGCAAAAGAGGACCGTAGCTGACAGCGGGCGAGTCTCGGTGCCATCAGCGCTTCCGTTCGAAGTGGTGAATGAGAAGCCGTGCGTGTGTGTCGCGCTCTCAATGCCAGTGGTGCCGCTGAAGGCGTGCTGATGTCGCGAGTTGGCCCCGCCAGAAGTCACTGTCTGCGGATTGACGTTGAAACCAAACGAACCGCCGCCAGACAGGTTGGCCGCGAAGGTGCCAGCGCCGACCGAGACTTGGTGTGTATGGTCGGGGCTATCGTTGCCCGTAGTGCCAGAGAACGTGTGCGAGTGGTTCGCGCCCTCAGCGGTAGTGGTGCCCGAGCCAGTGTGTGTATGCGGAGCCGTCTGGGCAGCCTGCGTGGTGCCTACAGCGCCTGCGGGCCCAGAGGCATTGCGGTGACGGAGGAAGCGGTCGTTGAGGCCGGGGACGTTGAACGTGGTCGAACCGTCGCCTGCGC